CACTTCGTTGAGTTTACAGTAAAACGGATGGCCGGGACCTGCGGCCAGTTTGACGGTGGGAATGAACAATTCGTCCTGCGTGGGTTTGCGTTTGCCTATCGCCATGCCAACAGTCATAACCATTGTAAAATATATGTCAGGACATTATTTTGACTTTTTTAACGGGCTGCTAGATCATCTGTGGTCCTTCTTATAGGAGGACCGACAATAGCCTCTGTCTGGCCTTCTGTCATCCCAAACAACAACGGCTTAGCACCAACGTAGCTGATTATTTCAAAACTTTGATTCATAGTTGCGATCGCTCGCAGTCCCTGGCGCTCTGCAGTATTTAATTTGGCGTCAATTTTCCGTCGCCCGATGGCCTAAACGCAGGGCACGCTCTTTTGCTATTCTTTAATGCGCTTCAGAAAATCGGGAGCGAACCACACTTTTTTAACCTGCCCAGGCTTCAATTTAATGGAATTTATATCTAACGGTTCCAACATAGACAGGAATTCATCAAAATTGTTGGCCAGCTTAATAATGTTATCAACCGGAAGTTCGTGATCCCAAAAATACACCTGCCCGCCTTTGCTTTCATCCAGCAAAACGTAGTTGCCACAGGACGCCCGGGCTATTGGGTAGGCTTGGCGCGGAATATTATCGATATCTTGCCGTTCCTCCCAAATTTCAGAAATTGGGATGAATTGATTCACGCCAGCATTATTGTCTTTACCGATATTAAAAATATTCGGTTCCGGTTCCGCGCCGTCGTTTTTGCTAACGAAGCGTCGAAAGGATATCGATATACGGCAGCCCAAAGCAGTCTCCAATTCCTGGAGTGCTTTTTGGGGAGCCGATTTTCCGCCCTTTAATTTTATCTTCATTTGTCAAATCCTTTGTTTCGAATTACGGCCGACCCGCCGGTGTGGTTGAGCTTGTGAATGCGCCTGGGGATCAGTTGCATCGTTTTGCCATCTGGAACATGATGCCAGACATATTTGGCTGGTGTCTTTTTAAGTCCGGCCGCCTTGTTTGCAAGTAGTTCATCCGTAGCATAGCGACCTGTTAAACCATCTACTTCAACTTGTAAAATCGCATACGGGCTAAAATCAGGAAAACCCTGACTGTTAAATTTTATGCCAGACGGATGTGTTTGTCCAGCGTACCTACTATTAATTGGTATTCGACCTCCAATAGTGGGGATTTTGCCTGAACTGACAACGGGTACGCTGGCCTTCCCCGGCGTGCGACGTCCTTTTCCTTCGCCAGAGTTCCCAGGCAAGAAACGAGGATCCCCCGTAAAGGGCGGGCCCTCTATTTGGCTTGCGCCATGATATTCTCTGGCGGCGATGAGCGCCTCTATAGGGTCGCTAAACGCGTCAGACGGAGCGATTCCCTCATAATTTTGACCGCTGACATGGAAGGCCCCGATTTCCTCCCTCAGTTTTTCCGGTGAGAGCGGAGGTTTGCCGTGCATTGCCAGCCAGCTATTGTATTTGGCCGCAATTTTCTGTGCGCCCAGACTGTTAACGTCCACTCCTGCGATTACTCGCTGTGCCGTGACGTCGCCGACTGCGGCCCGTTGATGAAAACCTTCATGTTCCAGAATGGCAGCCATCTCTGATTGCGCCGCACTGGTGCGCAAATAGAGATTCCCGTCTTCAGGATTGAAAAAGCCCTTAGGCGAATTTCCATCACCCTTATAAAAAATGACGCGCAGGCCGTTCTGTCCCGCTATTGCCTGGAGCCGCTGTCCGATTTCGGTGCCGTAGTAGGCCGGGTCATGGACCGTGTTTGCAAGGATTGCTCGTCCTTTACGCACTTCGCTAAACGCAGATTCGGCTTGTCGTCGAACCACATCCGCAGGCCGTTCAAGGTTATTGGCATTAGCGACATTGATTTTGGCGTGTTTTTCATTGATTGCCTCCGTTATGCTGTGTTGTATTTGGTTTGGTGTCAAATTGCTTTCACCGGACGGACTAAACGCCGGCCGATCAGAAGCAACCGGCGCAGGTAGAACCGTGGTGTCCTGCGCCGGCCGTGACGTTTGGTCAGCGTATGCTGATTGGGTGGGCTTAATGGGAGTTGGTTCCGAAGGTTTAGATAAAATTTGATTTGCGCTTAGCGCATTTTTGATGTCTCTAACCACTGCCGCTAAATCGTCAATCTTCTGCGAAATTGGTTTGCCGATCGCTTGGTGTGCGGAAACTTTGGCCGTATTCGCGGGAGGAGCGGTGTTTCCGGTTTCCGGTTGTGCAGATAGTGAGGGCGCCTGCTGTTCCGATGGCATTTGTTCAGCCTCCGCGTCCGGCACTGAACCCTCCCTGCCCATGCCTCGCGCCATCAGCGCAGTCATACCGAGATTCAGGCCAAGTTCCGTCGCCGCATCTTTGAATTCATCGGCATTATTTGCTGTGGCCATCTTTTCGAGCGAATCCGGTACCGATGCCGCGGAGTTGGCCAGAAAACCCTCTTGAACGATTTTCGATTCGGGCACCAGGGCAAATGTCGCCAGACTTCCCGGCGTCGTCATGCCTGACAGCAAGCGCCAAATCTCCGGCAGGACGCCATTTTCGTTCTTAGGAGGACCTGGCATAACCGGGACGCCCGGCTGGAACTTCAGTTCTTTGGGCGGCGCGACTCCGCTCTCAACCGCCAACGAATCAGCCAGAGCGTTCAGCACCATTGCGGCTGGTGTTTCCAACGCCTTTCCGGCGGCATAGGCCGGCGTTGTAATTGGCAGCGTCGCGATATTTTTCCCGAAGTCCAACAGATGCTGCCACATCGGCTCTTGTGTTTGGGCGTTTGCGAGCGCGGCCGTAAATCCCCAATCATCTGCATTCTCCAGCGATGGTGTCCCGGGCTCGAAATAGCCGCTGCTCCATTGGCTTGGCTGGTTGACGCTCGAACTAAACGCGATCGGATCAATGTTTAGAAAATCCTCAGCGGATGGCGCCTGGGGCTGCGCCGGCAAAGCATCATGCCTGGCCTCTTGTACGATCTCCCGCGGCGTCCATTGATGAAATGGAATTTGCGCCTTCGATAAATTGAGCGGCAAGTTCAGCGTCCCGAATGGGCCTCCTGTGGCCACTGTAAACCTCGGCGGGTTTATAATGTTCGCAATGAAATTAGCGTCTGGCTTCTGATCCAAAAAATCCGATGCGTTCGGCGCATTGAGAAAATCTTCCGCGGTCGGCGATTGCGGCGCCGCGGGCGTTGACCGCGCTTCCAAAAAATCGGCTGCAGTCATTGTTATTGATAGCCGAAATGCGTTTGCAGAATTTGCGTTGCAGTTGGCTTGTCAATTTTCCCGGCCTGATACGCCGTTCGGACATCCACTGGTGAGCCGAAGGCGGGCGCATTGGTTTGCGCCGAGTTTGGCATCGGAATCCCGGTTACATTGTTTTGCGATACGCCGAGGCTGGGCGCGGTCATTGGGGCGAGGACCGACAATGGCGGATTGAGGATTGAGCTGGAACTGGAGCTGGAACTCGTACCGGCCGCGCCCGCGTTTGGGACGGATGCCGGGAGCGCCGGCGTGTTGGTGCTGGTTCCGGGCGCGTCATCGCCGGCTTCGTCGTTCGCCGGCTTCGTTCCGATTCCGGTTGGGCCGCCTTGCACCGGCAGCGACGTCCGTGTCGTCGTCCTGAGGACCTTTCCGTTTGCGTCGGTTGTGGTGTCCACTTCGCCCTGCTTATTGTGCGTGATGGCTTGTTCGAGGTCGTCGCCGTACTGTTTCCATTGCGCTTTTTGGTTCGGGTCCGTCGCGCCGGCTTCCAACTGCCGGAACTGCTGCAATTGGTCCATCGCCTGCAAAAGCGCGACCTGGGCGTGTTGCGGATTTTTTGAAGGATTGGCCGGCGCCTGCAATTGCATTCCCAGGGGGCTCATTTGCGGGTCGGTCGAAAGCCATTGATTGACACGTTTCAGGCCGTCGGGCGAAAGCTGGCCCGTTGCGTTCAATTGCATGATGACCTTCAGGACCCCTTGCTTTTGGGCGATGCCCTGCTGCTGCAATTGTCGCTGCTGGTTTCCGGCCTCAAGTGTCGCGCGATCTTCGGCGCTTTGTTGCTGGCGATTGAAAAAGTCCTGCTGGCGATTTTCCATTTGGTTATAGTGCGCCATCTGCGCCTGGCGAAAGGCGTTATCGACGGCGATTCGTTGCGCCTCCAATTGTCCAGCCTGCTGGATTTCTCGGTTGCGCAAGGCGTTTTCCGCCGCGTTTTGAAGCCCGTTTTGAAGTAATTCTGCGCTGCGTATGTTCATAGTATTATTGCGGATTGCGGATTGGCGTGAGCGATTTATTTAGCCACAGATGAACACAGATTGAACACGGATAAAAATCTGTGTTTCATCTGTGTACATCTGTGGCTGAGAACTTCGCGGTCTTCGCGCGACCCCGTTTTCGTGTTAGTTGGTTCAATTCGTGGTTTCATTTTTCTATGTTCCTTGCGTTAAACTCCATAAATCTGTGTCTCATCTGTGTTCATCTGTGGCTAAGACCATAAGGATTCACGATGCCGGATTTTGCGGCGTGAGCAGCGTGGGCATCGCGGGCGTCCGCGGTGTAATCGCCGAGCCTAACTGCAACAGCGAGCTTGTGCCCGCCAGCCATGGGTTGATTTGGTTGTTCGCGTTCTGCATTTGCGTTTGCCAGTTTTGCAGGCCGATTTGTTGCGCGGCTGCGCCGTTGTCCGTCATGAGCGGCAGAGTCGCGCCCTGGGACATCGGCGCAGGACCGGAGGATGCGCTGGATAATGACGCGAATTGGCTGCTGGGCGTTTGGCCATTGGCTTCCGCCGCAAGGTTTGCGAGGTTCTGTTGCGTGCGCCGATACTCGATGTCCTCGGGATCGGAGCCGCTGCCGAGAAAACCCAGGGCCGATTGCGCGGCCTGGAACTGCCGCTGTTCACCCGCAAAACCGGTTGTGAGCGGTTGCTCAAATGAACCCGGAACACCCTGAAGGGTGGACACCGAACCTCCCCGGGCTCCGAGCGCATCGGCCACCGCCGCATTCAGCCGCGCCGTATCCACAGCCGTGAGCGAATTATTTTGCGCGGCGTTGAGAGCGTCCTGGATTTGCGAATTGAGCATGGTCGAGACCGGCTCATTGAGCGGCGCGTTGGCTTGTTGTTGCACGAGATTGTTCATCTCGTTGCGCGCTGCGAAACTTTCGGGGTCGGCCTGTTGCTCTTCCTGCAAGGCCTGGCTGATGAACTGCGGATCGTATTGCTGTTCCAATGCCAATTGACTCGCCGCACTCTGTTGCGCCTCGGTCGCCGCCGCCTGCGCGGTGCTGAACCCGTTGAAATTGATCGTGTAGGAACCGTCGTTATTTTGGGTGATGGGAACGCCGTTGATGGTCTGTGACGCCGGCCGCCACGTCAGTCCCGCCGACTGCGGCGAAACCGCCGTGTAACTCGGAATCTTTGCGCCGGGCGCCGACTGCATGACCATGTAATTCTGGTCGTTGGAAACGAGGTTCCCGTCTTGGTCATACCATCCGCCGCCAGTTGGCTGGATTCCCAGGCTCGCCGCCGACGTTCCCGCCGGCAGGTTGAAAGTGTAAGAGCCGCCGGTTTGGGCGGCTGCGGCCATGCCGCGTTGGATGGGCAGCAGCGCCGCGTTGGTCTGCGCCATTTGGGCGGACGACGCCTCTTCATTTGGGTATTGCGGCTGTCCCGCCCCGGAGAGCGAGTAAGCCGTCGCGCCCAAACTGCTGGCCGCGCCGACGATACCGACGATTGCCGCGATAGTTCCTAAAGCCATGATGGTCTCCTTTGTTGAATGTTTAATCTGTCGAAAGCAAAAAATCGGCGCGCATCGAACCGGTTTGCGCCGGGGGCGCCGGGCGGATGCAAATATTCCCAAATCTCGCGCGCCGTAGTGACGTCTGAAAGCGCGTTAAACTCCACCCGCAAACCGTCCAGACGCTTCAGCAGTTCCAACCGCCTGTGAAACATCCCTTCCAAATCAAAACCATGTGGCACGCCGGAAGACGCCCACCGCGTGAACGATTTAAGCGCCTCGCCGATATCGCGATTGACGATCATCCATTTCGCGCCGGGGAACGCCCTGCGCAGTTCCTCATATTGCATCAATAGCTCCGGGCCGCTGTATCCACTGATGCGCGCGTCATGATGCGGATGCGGCTCGCAATCGTGCAGGCAAAGCTTTTCTCCAACCGACAGCCACGCCGCGAGCCACGCTGTGCGGGTCCGCGGCAGACCGGTGATGAAGTAGGGCGGCGTAGGATTTTGAGTTAGTGAATTAGTGAGTGCCATGAGTGGTCCGATTTTTATCCGCAGATTTCGCCGATTTTCGCAGATGGTTCATTTGCGGATTTGATTTAATCTGCGCGCATCTGCGTGGAATGATTTCCCGGAGGGACAATTGGAAATAGCCCGGCGTTTGCATGCCAGTGGCGCTGCCACCGCCGGGTTCGAGTTTGCAGTCGGATAAGTCCCGAAGGGACGGTTGGAGATTGGCCTTGGCATTGAAGGGTATGTTCCAGAGGAAATCCAGCCGTCCCTTCGGGACTCGTGTCCTTCCCCGTGCTTCCCGGCGTTAAAACGCCGGGCTATTTCCACTAATCCCTCCGGGATTCCGGATCGAAAATCAATCTGTGTTTCATCTGTGTTCATCTGTGGCTCCATCACATCTGTTCATCCGCCGTGATGCTCGGCGCAGGTCCCATCGGTACGTTTCCTGCGAGCGGCGTGTTCGCCAAAGCTGTATTCGCAATCGGCCCGCTGCTCCCAAACAACCCGTTGCTTCCAAACGCCCCGCTGTTATTCAAAAGACTCGCGGCACCGGACAATGACGAGAGCCCGACCGTCCACGGATTTGCCTGGTTCTCCGCCCAATTCACGTTGCCGCTGTAAATGTCCGCCGCATTCTGGAGGCCTTGCAAAGACGAATTGGTGTTCATGGACGGCGACTGCACATTTCCGGGACTAAACGGCGCAGCGCCATTCGCCGCGCCGGACAAGGATTGAAACTGCGCCTCGGGCGTTTGTCCGTTGATGGCGTTGCCGAGGTTCGAGAGCGATTGTTGCACGCGCCGGTACGTGACGTCCTCGGGCGAAACGCCGCTCTGCAGGAAGTCCAGCGCCTGCTGTTGCCGCTGTTGCTGTAGCTGGTCGCCCGCGTTGACCACGGCGGACGCTTCCTGCGACGCCGGCGCATTGCCCAAATAGATGCCGTTGGCGACTTGTTGTCCGCGCGCCTGTTGTTGCACGGCTTCGGTTTCGCTGTTGGGGCCGGTCGTGAGATTGCTGCCCTGGCCGGTGAGCGCGAGGATTTGATTTTGCAGGTCCGCCGCCATAGGCCGGTTTGGCGTTTGCTGCGCGTTCGAAATGATTCCCTGAAATTCCTGTTGCCGCGCGGCGACGGCTTGCGGATTTGCCTGCTGCAAATTCTGTGACGCGAGCGCGGTATATTGCGGGCCGTATTGCTGCTGGATTTGCAGTTCCGCCGGCAACATCACCTGCGAGACGGCCGCGTTTTGTTGCGCGTTGCCCAGGCCGGTGAAATTATAGTTCGTCCCGCCAATGTTCGCTGAGCCGCCGGTTTGGGCGAGGTAATCGATGTATTGCTGGAACGGAAAAGTTCCCGCCTGCGCAAGAGCGCCGGCGACGGATGCGGCGTTGGGATCAGGGATGGAGGGGGAGGAAGCCATGGGAATTTACGATTTACGATTTACGATTTACGAGTGGCAGCGCCACCTGCCGTTGCGATTTGTGTCGGGCGAGATTCGTCAGATCGGACGGATCCGACGGATTGGACGGATCCAAACCTCAAAATGGTTTGCCAATTCAGTTCCACTAATTTGCCGCGACGGTAGGTAAACAATCGGCGCCGGGGAGCTTCGGGCCAGCGCGCCGTTACCTGTTTCAAAATCTCCGGCATGAATCTGCGGTCGCCGGCGACGTCGGCGATGAGGATGGAATCACCGTTCGGTGTCCACCCTTGAGGGTGTTCGGGCTCCCATTCAAATTGTGAAAGGCCACGCGCGTCCAGATCTTTGATACGCGCCGCATCATCAAGCCAGGCGATAGCGGCGAAGGCGACGTGCCCGCACCTGTCCCGCGCGGCGAAAACATTCCGCCGGACACAATGAACCAGTACGTAGCTGAAAATTTTGTCGGCCTGCCAGCCGCCGAAACAGCACGGACGCGTAGGCGCGTCCTGCGGCACGCGCGGGCGCGTACGCTCCCCGCGATGTTTTAGAAAGAATTCGGTAAGTTCAGTTGCGTTCATTTGATGTTGTTGTCGCGCGAGGAGGGCTGTGACGTAGCGCAGGTTTCCAAACCTGCCGTATCGCCGATTTCCAAATCGGCCAGCCGTACGACGTTGTACAACGCCGCGCGACCGGCAGGTTTGGAAACCTGCGATACGGCAGACTTGGAAGTCTGCGCTACGGGCTGTGTCGCGCGAAGGCCACGATGAGCGCGAAGGTCGATTTCTACTCCCACTTCGCGTTCTTCGCGTCCTTCGCGCGACCCTAAAATCTGTGTTTCATCTGTGTTCATCTGTGGCTAAAATCCTCTTTGCACCGAGGAACGGGGATCGATTTGTCCAGGAGATTCGAGGACGAGGACGATTCCCTGTTTCCCAAAACTTTCGCCTCACCCTGGCACTCTTGGCACTTATGTTCACTCATGGCATTCATGGCATTGATTTCAGTTGTCCAGAGCCTTCAAAAACGCCGCGACCGTGATATTGCGCAGTTGCATGTATCCGCTGGATGTCGAAATGGCCAGGTACATTTCGTTAAATGCGGGAATCGAGCGCAGGGACTTTTCGACTTTTACCGGCACGACGCTCGCCAATTGAAACGGACCCAGGATGTGCTGCCCAAGGATGTCGCCGGCCGCCTGCAATTGCGCCTGCCATGACAAGGTCTGCGCCAAATCCGTGACAGCCGCCACAGACACCGTTCCAAGGCCCGCCGTAAATCGGAGCGTGCAGTTGTAGGGAAACTTGTCATTGACGGCCTGGAGAAACTGGAAGGACCGCGTCCAAACCGTCGTGGCGATGTTCTGGCCGTTGTCAGTGTAGGTGGCGGGGTCCGTGGTCGACGCGGCGTCCTTCCAATAATTGACGTAACCGTTGCTGTCGCCGAAGAGAAGTTGTTGCACGGAGTTAAACCGGCTGGTTGTCCAGGCGCTCGGGGTCCAGTTTTGCCAGCAGCCGAGCCATGAACTCAGCCGGGTGTTATAGACCAGCACGGCATTATTGACCGTGCTCGTGCCAAGCGGAATGGCGAAGAAAACGAATTCCTTGTAACTCGCCGCCACGATTCCCGCCTGCGCGGCCGAATTGATTTGCTCGATGTATTGCTGGACCGGCTGCGAAATGGGCGCCGAGAGTTGCCATTGGCCCGCCGCGGCCTGCATCCGTTGCAGGCTCCGCACGCCATCCTGCGCCATGAAAAAAATGTCGTTGGCCACGCCGCACAACGCGCGTTTGCCCACGCAACCGACGCCAAAGGCAACGCTCTCCACGTCCGTGGTCGCGCCAAACCCGCTCGCGTCCGCCGATGCCGGGGTGCTCACCAGCCATATACTATTGGCCTTGAACACGGCGAGGTTCGAATCCTGCATCGAGTACAGCGCGATAATCGGGTCGCCGTCGCCATCGCCCACGCGGAAACTGCGCGTGGTCAAATTCCATTGGCCGTTTCCAAACGCCAGCAGATTGCTCACAGCAACGGTATCGCGCGGCACAGCGCCCGCGCCGATGCCGGAAAAACCGGCGGCAAACATCCGGCCCGTGTGCCAGCAAAGAATCGTCGCGCCCACGGGCGGATCATTTGCGCCGGTCGTGCAGGCGGTGAGATTCAGGCTGCCGTCCAGGATGGCCATGGCATTCACGCCATCCGAAATCAGGACGGTATCCACGCCCTGCTCGATCTCAACTTGTGTGTTTGTATTTGCCGCCGTGTACGTGGCCGGCCCTCCCTGGGTTCCCGCCGTGAACGACGTTTGCCATGCCTGATTTTGCCCGGCGCAGGCGCTTAAGATTCCGTTGCAAATCGCGAGGATGAATTTATTTGCCGGCGTATCGAAGTAAGTGAGCGTGTGGATTGGCAGGGCAGAGCTGCCGCTCTGCCCCAACTGAGGACAAAACGGATCTGCGCCGGGGCGCGTCCATGCTTCATAATTGTCCCGCACAATCACGTTCACCAGTTTCTGACACTGATTTTGCGCGATGAGCGTCGAACGACGGTAATCGTCTTCGCCGCCCGAGAAATCAATCACCTGTTCGAACTGCAAATCATCGTCGGTGCCGTCGATCGTGAAGATCGGCTTGCCGTACAACTGCAACATTGATGAGTCAATAGCCATAGTATTAGTTGTGAGTCAGTGAGTTATGAATAAGTGAGTAGCCGGATTGCCGCTCATGGCACTCATAATTCGCTTATTCGTTGATTTATCCAAGCGGGTGATACGAGTCCGGCGTCGTCCTCCACCAGATGTCCGACCCAAATCCAGCCTCGGGCTCTATCCGAAACTCTCCCGCCTGCTGGAAGGCCTCGCTTTCGACCAATTCCTTGAGCAACGCCGCGCCTTCCTGTTGGGCCAGGGCGGCTTTGCCAAATTGACGCTGGCGCAGGAGCAAATCCCCGCGCGCAAAGGCCATTAGCGCCGGCTCGACGTTTGTGATGGGCGCGGTATCGTACGGCCCCAAAATCGGGCACTTGCCTTTGCCCAGGACGCGGAGATTCAGCGAAACGGTTGGCGCTTCTGTGAGACGAATCCGCTGATGCAGCGGAGGCGTGTTGCAACTCGCCATCACCGTGGCAAACGTCACGGGGCAGGTGATCGTGACCGTCAGCGGAATATTGGCGGCATACACTTGCGCCGTGACAGCCCCATTAAGCGCGCCGGCAGTCGAATTGAGTTGGATGTAATTCCAGGCGCCGGAATTGAAGCTCGTCACTTGTCCGGCTCCTGGATTGACCATTCCCGCTTGAAATTGACCGGTTTCCGCCGCTCCTTCGTCAACGCCCCACACGAGATTGTATTGTGTATTTAAGGCGATGCCGTTAAGGCGGTGCTCACCTTCAAGATAGTTCGTCCCCGCAGGAATCAGCCCGGGCGCCTGGAACGTAATTGAATTCCCCTGCGCAGTGATCTGGACCGCTGTCCCGGTGGCAAGGGTGACCGATTGCGTGCCATTGATGAGAGTGACGCCATTTTCATTCGCGCCCGGCGTGACGGTGTACGTTTGCCCTTGCGTGACCGTGACGGTCGCCGAGGACTGCGGAGACCCTGTGTAGGTTACCCCACTCACACTCACTGAAACCAATTGTTGCAAAGTCACATTTCCCTGCGTAGGCGCTTTGCTAAAAGAAAACATCTGCAAAATGCCGGTCCCAATCGTCGCATTGAGATTGGCGGACCCGGCGCAAATTGTCACCCCATCCGGCGAAAACGAATAATTGCACGTGATATTTCCGTCTGCCCCATTGGAATCCGAAACGGCCACGATCTGCGCCGTCGGCCACTCCATCACCACCGGCTTGAGTATCTGAAACTCGAATGGCGTGCCCTGGTAATCCAGCCAATCGGTATCGGCGCGGTAATAACTTTCCAGCGACGCAACTTCGAGGGTGTTCGTGCTCAGTCGCGCCGCAATCACCTTTTCGATCGCTGACGGCAACAGCAAAACCGAGCGCTCAGAAATCCAATAGGAATCCGCCAGGGTGGTTGTATCGCTGGGGTTGATGGTGAGCGTCGCTTCCAGCAAGGAATCGCGCCAGAGCGCCGAGTTCCAAATCATCTCGAGCCGGCGCTGGAGAAACATTTGGGCCGCGGCCACGTCATCCGTGTCCGTCATGCCGCATTGGGTGCAAATATGGTTGGCTAAATCAGTCAGTGTCATGTTAGGTGTACACGCTTTAGCGTGATCTTCATTCGATGTTCAATGTTCGTGGCAGCGGACATGACGTCAGGTAGGTCACGGCGCGCTGCGCCGTGACCCGGCCCGTGCAGGGCCGGAACAAGCGTCATCTGCGTTGCGTCATTCATTCGATGTGTTACTGCGGTTGCACCAATATCTGCACCAATCCCGGCGCCGCCTGGCTATTGTTCTCCATCGCCTGCACCTCAAAACCATTCGTCCCGTAAAAACTCGACCACGGCGCGCTCCCGGCCCACGTCGGCGGCGACGCATTCGGAAAATTCACAATCGCCAGCGAAATTGGATAATTGTAATAGTACCCGCCGTTCTGTGGAATTCCCGACCCCGTCACGTAATAAAGCGGCGTCGCAGAGTTAGTCAGAAAAAAGCAATCATAAACCCCGGGCTCAACCGTCGTCGTGTCACACGCCTGAATCACAGCCAAATTCACCGACGTATAATTCGTCAGCCAAAGCAAGGCGGCGCTGCCGCGCCGCCTTGACCGAACTGGGAAATTTGGGCAGAGCGGCAGCTCTGCCCTACCACGTTTTGAATCAGAAGAACGTCGTACGCGTTCTCAGTTGCACGCAGTGCGGCACGTCGGTGGTTTCACTGGTCCAGAGCAGGGCGCTCATGTAGAACGCTTTCCAGCCCACGAAGATGAACTGGCCGAGCGGGTTGCCGCTGTCGGGGTTCTTCACGATCTTGAGGCTCGGCGTGGCCGGGTCGCTGCCGGCGTCCCCAACCATTTTGGGAATGCCAAAGGCGTCCTCGCCCAGGTAGAGCGTCGAGTAGATGGCGCCTTCGTTTGCGGCGCTGGCAGTCTGAGCGGCCGTGGGCGAATGCACACCGTATCCCGCGTTTGCCGCCTGCGAAGCGTCCTCGGTGAAGAGCAGGTCCGGCCGCATCGCTTCCACAAACACCCCGCCATCCAATTCAAACTGCGCCCATTTCCAGAGCAACTGGTCCGGATTGAATTGCGCGGTATTTGTCCAGGTGGTGTCCTGGCGCAGGTCATATAGGACCGGCGATGGAATGATGACGACATACTTGCCGGCGATCATCGGAACGCCGTTCATCTTGAGTTGCGTGATGCAACCCAGGTGAACGGGCCGCGTGATTTTGCCCGTCTGCACCGCGTTGGCGCGGAACGTGTTGTAATCGTTCACGCTGTTGCTGGTTTGCGTCACGCCGGCGAACCGCTCGAACATAGTGTTGGAGCCGTTGAGCGTTTTTTGACCGGCGGGAATCGGATTGGGCGTGCCATCGGCATCGGCAGTGCCGGCCAGCGAACAAATCGCGTGCCAGTTCACCGATTCCAGGTCCAGCGCGGCATCCGCGCCGAGCGTCTTGGAATACACGTCGAGCGTATCGAGCAAATCGGTCGCCGTGACGATGTCCGAGATTTTTGCCAGCGAGCCGCGCTGCGCGAGTTTGATGTCAATGTATCCCACACTGATGTCGTTCAGGTTCGTCGGCACCTGTCCTTCCGTGAGGGCGCCCACGCCGGAGCGGGAAGCGCGCCGCGGACGGAAGAAACGGATGCCATTAAACCCGGTTGATTTTGGCACGGCCTGCTGCCGCGCGTAATTGCTCAGGCGCAAATTCAACTGAATCGCCTGAAGAAGCTGCTTGTTATAGAAAGACAGTACTCTATTTGAGAACCCGTCTGTCTGCGTCGTCTGAAATGCCATAATTGCCTTTCCAAACGCGCGAGGCCTGGTTTGGTGTACACGCTTTAGCGTGCCCGTCTCACGTTCTCACGCTCTCACGCTCTGAACGTCTTGCAGGGCTACCACCGCCCGTGGCCCATCTCGGCTGCCGACTGACGCAGGGACGCGTAATCATCCTGGGCCGGTTCGCCCAGGCGATTCACGCCGCCATTGCCAGCTGGAGTCGTTGCGGCCTCGAGTTCCTTAATCCTCGCGCGTAACGACTCCGCTTCCTTCTCCAACACCGGCACACGAGCGGCGACAGCCTCAAGGTCAGCAGCCTTTATCTGCGCGTCCGCGAGCCTGGCCACGTGATAGATCAATGACGGCTGAACCAGCAATTGCGGGTCCTGTTGCGCCAGCGCGTTCAAGTGCTGCGCGACGACCTGCTGCAGGCGGCTGCCCTGCGAGTTCAGTTCCGGAAACGCATTGCATGCCTCGAGCGTCCATTGCTTGCGCGCCTGTTCGAACTGTTGCTGGCGCTGTTGCATGGAGACGGGAGGGTTTTTGCGGAGCTGCGCGGCGTAATCGGTCATCTCATCGGCCAAACCGTCGGCTTTATCAGCCTGTTTGTTCAGCCGTTGAGCTTCATCGAGTCGCCCGGCTTCCTCGGCGCGTTTGGCCTGCATGCGCAATGCATCCGCATCGCGCCGGCGCAATTGTGCCGCTTGGAGCGCCTGCTCCGGCGTGGCCGAGGGCTGGTCCGCCTGCCGGCGAATGGCCTCGAACTGCGCCTTGTCGCGCTCCAGCGCGAGACGCTGCTGTTCGAGTTGCTGCGATTGCGCATCCAATTCGCCTTTGCGTTTATTGACGGATTCTCAGGTCTTCTCGAGCCGCCCTTGCGCTTTTGCGTAACGCGTCTTTTCCGGCGAGGATGGAGAGTCGATGGTGGAGGATGGATTGGCTTTCGCTTTTCCATCTTCTATCTTCGATCTTCCATCTTCGTTTCCTTTTGCCTGTCGTTTTGAGCTATCAGTGTGCGTGTCGGCGGGCGCCTGTGGAGACGCTGTCGCCGCTGGTGTGTCGGTGGTTGTAGAAGTAACGGAGTTTTGAGCTTCAACATTATTTGGCAGGGCAGAGCTGCTGCTCTGCCGCGCGCCCGTGGTGCTACCACCTGCAGTCGGCCCCGCGTCAGCCGTCGAATCATTCGATGTTCGATGTTCGCGATTAGCCTGGGTTGCATCCGCATTGGCGGCGGTTCCCGCGCTGGCGGAAGTCGCGTTGCTTCCATTCGCACTCGCAGTCGGCTGGTGGCCGTCCGCAAGGACCATCGCGTTAAACCGCTCCATCGCGGCTTCAATTCCCGGCATGTCTGCTATGTTTTGGCTCAT